AGAACGAGCCATTGACTACCCACCCAAGTCATACGGGTTCTATGAGTATTCTGCGCCACAGTATTGCAAGATAAATGATCGGCAAGCATGGGCTTTGGCTAACCCCTCACTGGGGTACACAATTACCGAGGAAGCGATTGAGGAAGCGATTGCTACATCGCCTATTGAGAATACTCGCACCGAGACTCTTTGCCAATGGATAGATTCTCTCAGCAGTCCATGGCCGCATGGCGTACTAGAAGACACATCCGATAGCACACTAGAAATGGCTGTGGGGGCTTATACTGTATTCGGTTTCGATGTCAGTCCTTCACGCAGGAACGGATCATTAGTCGCAGGACAGCTACTCCCAGATGGGAGGATTGGCATCGGGATCTTAGAGACTTACAGCTCTCAGGTTGCCATAGATGAACTAAAAATGGCAGCAAGTATAAAGGCTTGGTGCGACATATATAAGCCTCGCTTGGTGGCATTTGACAAATACGCCACTCAGACTATTGCAGATCGCCTTGCTAATGCTGGCGTTATAACCGAGGATGTCTCAGGGCAGCAATTCTATAAAGCCTGTGGCGATCTATTAGAAGGCTTGGTCAATCATCGCGTTGTCCACAATGGACAAGCTGAACTGATCCAGCAGATGAATAACTGTGCAGCTAAGGTCAATGACAGCGCGTGGCGCATAATTAAGCGCAAGTCTGCTGGAGATATCTCTGCTCCTATTGGCTTGGCAATGGTAGTAAGTAAGCTAATGATCCCTGCACCTAAGCCACAGATATATACTTAGACACGCCCTATCACATTGTCTAATTGCTTGACAAATGCTACAATTTCTGTCTATGGGTATCTTTTCGCGTAAGCCAGAAATATTAGAGGCACAGCTCGCGCCTAAGATTATGGGCGATGGCATCAACTCAATCTACAATTTTACATTTCCTGTAATTGGCAGACGAGATGCTATGGCTGTTCCTGCTATTAAGCGATGCCGCGATCTTCTCTGCACAGTCGGATCTATTCCGCTAGAGTATAAAAAGAAATCTACTGGAGAAGCTATTGCAGCTCCACGATGGGTGCATCAACTATCTAAGTCACAGCCACAATTTGTGACTGTCAGTTATTTGGTCGATAGCCTTCTATTCTTTGGGCAAGCCTTTTTAGAAGTTACAGAGACTTATCAGGAAGATAATCGCCCTGCATCTTTCGAGTGGGTTGCTAACACTCGCATTACTTTCGATCTTGATGTAACTAACACATTTGTAACACAATATTATGTCGATGGATCACCACGCCCGATGTCTGGACTTGGATCTCTAGTTACATTCCAAGCATTTAACGAAGGCGTACTTACAACAGGTGCAAGAACAATTCAAGCAGCTATCGATATCCAGAAGGCTGCTGCTGTAGCTGCTCAAACTCCGATGGCTACTACAGTGTTAAAAAATACAGGAGCAGATCTTCCACCTTCTGAAGTTCAAGGCTTACTAGCTGCATGGAAGTCCGCTCGTCAAAATCGTTCGACTGCATATCTGACCTCAACTCTCGAGGCGCAGAATATTGGTTTTAGCCCTAAAGACATGATGTACAACGAGGCAATCCAGAATCTTGCGACAGAAATTAGCCGATTGTGCGGCATCCCTGCTTATTACTTGTCAGCAGACCTCAACACATCTATGACATACGCAAACATCATAGATGAAAGAAAACAATTAGTAGCACTAGCGTTTCAGCCATACATCTCTGCAATCGAGCAGCGTTTAAGCATGGATGATATATCTACTGCTGGTCACTATGTAAAGTTCGATTTAGATTCTACATTCTTGCGCGTTGAACCTATGGAGCGATTGCTAGTTATAGAAAAGATGCTGTCACTTGGTTTAATTACAATCGAACAAGCTATGCAGATGGAAGATCTAACACCTAATGGAAGCGAAGGCTAATGGAAAACTTATACATCGAAGCCACAATGATTGAGTGCAACGAAGATAAGCGCGAAATCACCGGCAAGATAGTACCCTTTGGTAATGATGAAATTGGCAGCACTAATCTTGGATCTTATACATTTGAGGCAGGATCCATTGAGATCGCAGACCCAACAAAGATTAAGCTCTTATCACAGCATGACATCAAGAAGCCTGTTGGTCGCATGATCTCAGCTGAACAAAAAGAAGATGGCATTTATGCAACCTTCAAGCTTAGCCGTTCACAGGCTGGCACAGATGCCCTTATCATGGCAAGCGAAAATTTGGTTTCAGGTTTAAGCATAGGCGCAGAGATCCTTGCATCTAAGCCATCACGTAACGGATACACAGTCGTAACAGCGGCTAAGTTAAAAGAAGTTTCTCTCGTAACAGAGCCAGCCTTTAAGTCTGCTCAGGTGCTAGAGATCGCAGCAGAGGAAGTTACCCCTGCTGAAGAAAACCCAACTACAGAAAGCGAGACAGCCGTGGAAGATACCACTTCAGCAGTCGAAGCAACACCTGCAGTAGAGGCAGCACCTGTCGAGGCTGCTCGCCCTACTGTAACAGCGATGTACTACACATCTCCAAGAATCGAAATCACAAAGCGTAATTACTTGGAAAACACACTAAAGGCTAACCTCTTTGGTGATGATGAATCTCGTCAATGGCTACGCGCTGCTGACAACGATCAAACAACAGGTGCAGGATTTATTCCAACACCACAAAGCACACAACTACTTAACTTCCTTTCTAATGCAGATCGTCCAATGATTGACTCAGTCACTCGTGGCACAATGCCAGAATTTGGAAAAACTTTTGAACTTCCAAAGATTACTGAAGTGCCTCTAGTTGATCAGATCGATGAAAATGGTGCAGTTACAGAATCACAACTTGAAGCTTCATACATCACAGTAACAAAGAAGTCTTTCAAGGGTCGTGCAATTACAACTCTAGAGTTGCTAACAAATTCAACACCTGCATTCCTAGACGAGCTTCTTGTTCAGATGGAATTTGCTTACGCAAAAGATACTGAAGAATTTGTAACAACAGCTATTCAGGGCGCAGGTACTCTTAACGCAACAGCACAGGCTAACTCAGCCGATGGCTTGCTAAAGTATGTATCAAGTGCTGCAGCAGCAGTTTATTCAGCATCACTTGGCTTTGCTCGCAATATAGTTGTTACACCAGAACAATGGGCTAACATCATGAGCTACAACGATCAAGGACGACCAATCTACATTGCTGCTAATCCTCAAAACGCAGGTGGCGCACTTACACCTACGAGCCTTCGCGGTTCAGTCGCAGGTCTTGACCTTCGTGTATCTCGTTACATGAAGGGTTCTGGCGGAGTCGGTACTGCTGATTACTCAATGGCTGTTATCAACCCAGATGCTTACACATGGTACGAGGGTGCTCGTCAGCAACTTCGCACAAACATTAACTCAGACGGAACAGTAGATATTCTGCTATTCGGTCAGGGAGCACTTGCCACTAAGTTAGCGGCTGGCGCGAACTGGTTTAACCTAACCTGATAACTAGGTAATTAAGTCGCTCTGGGGAGTAGTAGCCCTCTACTCCCCAGAGTCTTTAGAAAGGACATGATGGCACTCACAACAGTTACTGAGTTACGCACCACTTTAGGTGTTGGCACACTGTATACAGATGCCGTTTTGCAGGAAGTATGCGATGCGGCAGATGCAGTCCTACTTCCTATGTTATGGACTAACAGTAATTATGCCGTGTCACATTCCAGCATCGTAGGCGAGGGAACGCTTTACTTTGATCAAGAACTTATAGACACTTATTATGTTGGACAGACAGTTACAATAACTGGATGTGGCTCTTTGTTTAACGGATCAAAAGTTATCACAGCGGTTACACCTTACTCAATAAGCATGGTTACAAATCACGCTGCCATTAAGCCAGTGCATCCTATTGCACCTTTTGGTAAAGTCACAGCAACAAATTACACAGACTGGACAACAGACACAGCAGTCCAGCAAGCATCTCTTATGATATCTGTTGAAATCTGGCAAGCGCGTACAGCCACCCTTTCAGGCAGTAACGCAGTGGATTTCCAGCCAAGCCCTTACCGAATGAGCGCGCAGCTTCTCGCTAAGGTGCGAGGATTGATCGCTCACGCACTTGATCCGCGTTCGATGGTGGGATAATGCCCGTTGCCATCACTACTCTCAGGACTACATTAGCAACGGCTTTAGTCGATAACGCTAAGTGGCAGACTTTTGCTTTTCCACCTGCCACAGTTCTTGCTAACTCTGTGATCGTGTCTCCAGACGATCCTTATCTGACTCCTAGCAATAACCAGCACATC